AAAAAATAAAACAAAACTATTTATCTAATAAATAAAGAAAAATAAAATTTTAAAAACAAAAAAATACTATGGCTGATTTACTAATGAAAATGCCGATACCCTATGAACCCAAAAGAAAAAATAGGTTCATTTTAAGTTTCCCAAGCGAACTCGGTATCAATGAATGGTATGTAGAATCTGCAAACAGACCTGCGATTACCATCAAATCTGTTGACATTCCTTTCTTAAACACAAAGAAATATGTTGCAGGTCAATATGAATGGGGTGAAATTTCGGTAACCTTCCGTGACCCAATTGGCCCATCTGCGGCTCAAGCGCTTATGGAATGGGTACGTCTACACGCTGAATCTGTAACAGGACGTATGGGTTATGCTGCAGGTTATAAGAAAGACGTTACACTCCAGATGCTTGACCCAACCGGTGTTGTTGTAGAAAAATGGTTGATGATTGGATGTTTCTTGACTAAGGCTGACTTCCAATCTTTAGGATATGGCGATGATGGTCTTGCCACAATTCAGGCAACTCTACGTCCTGACTATTGTGTACTTGTATATTAAAATTTATTTTTCTACTGTACTCTTTACAAATCCGTACTTTGTGCGGATTTTTTTTTAAATTATAATTAATATGGACGAAAAAGTAATTCTACAAGAAAATTTATCACTTCCTCATGACGTTGTTATGCTACCAAGTCAAGGAAAATTTTATAAAAGCAAGAAAAAAAGTGTTAAAGTTGGTTATTTGACCGCATCAGATGAAAACTTGCTTGCAAGTGTTGGTAAACTTACTGGAGAAGAATTGGTACTTCGACTAGTTAGAAGTAAATTATATGAACCTGATTTGAATCCAAAAGATATGCTTGAGGGGGATATTGAGGCAATTCTTTTATTTTTGAGAACTACTTCATTTGGTCCTGATTATAATTTTAGTTTAGCTGACCCTGAAACAGGACAAAAGTTTGAAAGAACTATTACACTTGATGAACTTTCGTTTAGAACCCCACAAGTAGAACCTGATGACAACGGTCATTATACTACAACTCTACCAAAGTCAAATACAACAGTTAAAGTAAAACCATTATCATACGGTGAGGCCACAGACTTAGAAAGAATGGCTGAAGAATACCCATCAAATCTTGTCGCACCTAAAGCTACTTGGAGACTTAATAAACAGATTATTGAGGTTAATGGAAGTACAGATAGAGGTGAAATTGCAAAGTTTGTGGAACAAATGCCAATTATGGACTCAAAATATATTTCAAATTTTTTAAAAATTAATGAGCCAAGAATTGAGTTAAATAGAGAAGTTACAGCCCCATCAGGAAAAAAGGTTAACGTAAGAGTTGCTTTTGGGGCTGAGTTTTTTCGCCCTTTCTTCTAATTACCTTCTTTCTTTACTTGACCAGTACTATATAATGGCGAAGTTCTTGCATACTTCCTATTCAGATTTTTTAAAAATTCCGGTTTATCAAAGGAGATATTTGGTAGATAAAATAATTGAATATAATACGCCCAAAACGTAGTATTTGATTATTTATTAATATTATGATGGGAGGCGTCGAAAATACAAATACTGCCACTAGTTTAGTCAATGATTTATCTAGTACTTTTGCGCAAACTGCAATGCAACAACTCGGAAAAGAAGCTCAACTTACCAAGCTTACTTTTCCAATGGCCACAGTGGGTCTTAGGTTTTATTTACCTAGAAAAGATGTTAATCTTAAAGACCAAATATTTGGTGAAATGGAATCAACTGCTTTAAAGGTTGATAGTGCAGTTCAGTCAATGGTCAATAGAATGGGTGAAGGGGAAGGATTAGGGGCCTCACTCAGAGAAAATTTCTCAAAAGCGGTATCTAGTGTACAAACAATTGGTTTAGACTTTGTTGATGTACAAAAAGCAGCTGAAGCCACTTTAGATACATTTGGAAGAAATGTATCATTATCAGAAAAAGAATATACAAATTTACTTTCAACCCAAGAAGTTACGGGAGTACAATCGGATAAATTATTACAAGGATTCGCAGACGCTGGTATGTCTATAAAAGACATAACTAGTGAAATGAACACTGTATTAGACGTGTCTAATGCAATTGGTGTTAACGCAAAATTAGTTTCAGGAAAAGTTGTTGAAAATTTAGATAAGTTAAACAAATTTGGATTTCAAAACGGTATAGAGGGTCTTGCCAAAATGGCGGCTAAGGCTCAAATATTAAGAATCGACATGAAGGAAATCTTCACTCTTGCCGATACATTACTAGACCCTGAGGGAGCGATTGACTTAGCAAGTAGTTTACAAAGACTTGGTGCAACATCAGCCGCTCTGACAGACCCACTTAGACTTATGGATATGGCCCAAAATGATGTTGGGGCCCTTACAGATGAACTTGGTAAGATGTTTTCACAATATGCTGAGTTTAATGAAGAAAATCAAAAATTTGAAATATTACCTGGAGCTAGATTAGAAATAAGACAACTTGAACAAGATTTAAAACTTCCAGCCGGAACCATTGAAAAAATGGCTCTAGGAACAAAAGACTTAGAGAAAAAATTATCTGAAATTTCGTTTAGCGGATTTGACATTCCACAAGATACCCAAGAATTGATTGCCAACATGTCAATGATGGGAGAAAGTGGTGAGTACATGATTAAGTATGTCGATGAAGAAGGTAAATCTAGAGAAGAAACAACCGCTCAATTCTTAGAAGATTTTGGTAATGATGTTGAGGGCATGAAGAAGGCTCTTGGTAAACAAAAAGAAATTGAAGGTGAAACGGCGGATGAAAAAATGTATAGAAGGGCTGGTGAACAACTTACGTCACTACAGACAATAGCTGCTCAAAATAATTCGGCAATGAGCGCGTTGGGACTTGCAATGGGTGGAGGAGAGTTTGGAAAACAAGTTCTTGAGACTAATGAAAGAGTCGCTAAAGACTTTAATAAATCAATACAAGAAAATCTTGGACCTAATAGTGATATTGCAAAATCATTTAACGATGTTGCCAAAGCTAACAGAGATGCAATGGATGTTATTACCGGAAAAAAAGAAGGTGATGCTAAAGAAGAATTAAAGAAGGTCTATGATAATATGACAAAAATACTTGATAGTACTGTAACCGCAGTTGGAGCAACCATAACCGGGATTGCAACAGATGTTGGTACAACTTTAGGTATTGAAGTTCCGTCATTTAGTGGTCTTGCGGAAAGTTTAGGAGTTACAGATGAATCCCTTAATAAATTTAACGAAAGTTTAAAAAATGGTTCAGAGACAATTAATGGTTATATTACCAAAGGATTAAGTTTGATAGGTTTAACATCTGAAACTACACCAAATGAAAAAAACGTAACTGGTGAAATACCAACCGCAATTCCAACACCACTTGAACAAACTATTGAAATTACTGCTCCCCCTGAAATATCAACCGCAGAAAATACAATAAATCCTAATGTTAATGTTACAACAGAAGGTACTGTAGTTAATCCTATTGTCCCTCCTACAGAAACCACAGCATCAACTGAAGTTGGAACTGAACAAACAGGAACAGTAGTGAACCCTGTCATCCCAACAGAGGCGACAGTAACTAACACTAACATAACAAATTTTGAAAAAGACTTAGGTTTAAAGGCCGGAACCTTAGAAGATATGAGCGTAACTGCGGCAATGACATCAGGTGGGTTTGACATATCACAAATGATGGTTGGACCGGCAGAAGCGTCTTTAGAAGGAGGAACGTATGATTTCTCCCAATTTCAACCGATTAATCAAGTTTTACAAAAAAAAGAGGTTAATCCTGAAGCTGTAACAACAAATAACAATCAAAATAGTCAATTTGTTAATGATGTCACGACTATAAATACTCAGTTGTCTAATGACATCGTAAACACAAATACCCAGCTAGTTAACGATATTACAACGGCAAATACTCAACTGGTTAATGATTTTACATCAACAAATAATAATCAAAATAGTCAATTTGTTAACGATATTACAACGGCAAATACTCAGTTGTCTAGTGGCATTGTAACCGCAAATAATAATCAAAATAGTCAATTTGTTAACGATATTACAACGGCAAATACTCAGTTGTCTAATGATATCAAAAATGTAAATATTCAGGATAAAAAAACATTAGTTAATCTAGAACTACCTAAACCTGAAAGTGAGAAAAAAATAATTACTGAAACAAATTTTGGTTTTGAGACATCTGAACTTATTTCAGAAGTCAAAGGTACTAGTCAAATTGTTGATGAATTTATTACAGGGCTCAAAGATAATAGTCAAATTATCAATAATTTCCTTAAAAAACCCGAAGAAAATAAACAAGTTAATACGGCCTTAAATAATCAAACTATAGGGGAAGTACCTAAATTTTTGGCAAAACCAACCGAAACAGCGCCTGAAAATGAGAAATTTAATTTGGGACAAGTAATACCCGTATTACAGACCTTAACACAAGATATAAAAAATCAATCAGACTCATTTGTTGAAGGTACTAAAAATATAAATTCAACAGTATTAAATAATCCAAAAACAGAAGAAACAAATAATATATTATCTAACATAAATTCAAGTAGTAATGAACAAACTAAAATTTTAAATAATAATGATACTAAAAACACAGTTATTAATCCAAATACAACAAGTGTTACAACGGCTATAAATACAATAGGAGAAGTGCCTAAATTTTTGGCAAAACCAACTGAGACAACACCAGGAGCGACAACCTTTAGAATAGAAGAAGTAGTCCCTGTATTACAGATGTTAACACAAGATATAAAAAATCAAACCAATACAACACAAGAGGGAGACAAGAATTTAAATCAACAATTAATTAATTTAAATAATTCAACCGAAGAGAATAATAAAAGTAATGTTAATGTTAGTTCTGTATTATCAGAGGGAAAAAATGTTACACAAGTAATGAAAGATAAAGAAAAAGAAACTACATTATCATCTGAGGTTACAAATAGTTTTAAAAACTCAAGTGAAATATCGGAAAAACTTCATGAAAAACTTGCAACTTTATATGAAAATAATAGGTTTTACACGCCAACTCCAGTACAAGAGTCGACTGTTAAACCAGATGTAAATGTAAATGTTAAAGGCGGTGAAACCGTTGTTACTCCGGAAATACCTAAACCTGAAAGTGAGAAAAAAATAATTACTGAATCCAATTTTGGAAATGAAGTACCAGTATCAGTCGCTGATTTTCAAGGAGCGGAACAAATAATCAGTCAGTTTACAACTCCTGAAACCACAGTTAAACCAAACGTAAATGTAAACGTAGAAGGAGGTGCAACAATTTCCAAGGCTGACTTACCTAAAGTTGAAACTGTTGAAACTGAAGAAGGTAAAACAGGAATAAACACAAAAGAAATAGAAAATCAAAAATTTATAACACCTGAAGATAAAAGTGTTACAAATTTTGTCAACCAAAACTCACCAAAACCGGCAGGTGTGAATTTATTTGACACTAAACCTAGTGTTTTAGGAGAATATACTGCAACAGGAGAAATAATTAGTCAGTTTGCAACTCCTGATGCGATTCCAGCATATGCAACCCCACCGAGTGAAACCTTTGATAAAAAAACAGAAGAGTATAAAAAGTTTATGAGTAACCAAAATAATCAAACTTTATCACTTAATGAAAATCGAAATGTTAAGGTTGATGTTAACATAGCCGGCTCAAAAGACCCACAAACCGAAAGACAACTTAGAGAGACCATCATAAATACAATTAAAAATGAAATGACGTATAATAACGATTATCAAAGAAGAGTTAGAGAAGCGTCTTCAGACCAAAATACTAATTTTGGATTATTAACTTCAGATATTCAGGCAACTTAAAATTCTGGTATTTTATCTATTTATTATTAAAAGTTAATAATGCCTAATATAACTCCTAATAGCTTTTCAACACTTAATGTTTCGGAAAACAACACATTTTTAAGTATTGCTAGCTCGGCAACTTTTAGAGATTTATTAATTGCTAAAAATTTACCACCTTATAACATAAAAGGAGTATATTCTTATCAAGGTGAAACTGACCCTTATCAAATTAAACTTTCTGATAATGTCCCATTAGACAGTCCAAATGTTTCAGAAACAGGGGCTGATGAGGCAAGTCAAGAAATGATTCTGAACAAATATGGTCCTGGAACTAAAATACTTGATGGCGCGGATATTTTGTCATCTGATGGAACAGTATCATATTCACAAGCAGGACAAGGAAGTGTTTTTGGGGGAACAAATGAAAGTAAAAAAGAATATGACCAATCTTCGGCAAATATTCAGGTAGTTAATGAATTTTTCATCGACTTAAATGCTGTGGTTAACCGATATATTCCACAAGACGGGTATGTTTATTCATACATAACTAGTGAAACAATAGTACCAAAAGGGGCGAAAGGAGGTGCTCCATACCCAAATTTCCAAGTTCCTGACTTTGGATATTTTAACGTATTACAAGGAGGGGCATTTACTTTATTTAATTTGGAAACATCAACTCTTGTGTCACAAGATTCATATATGGCCCAATTAAGTAACACTTTTTTGGCAAATGCGTTTAGAGAAAGGGTTGATAGAGAAATAGAAAGAGCTACAATTGGGAGGGTAAATTTACAGGCATTTACCGATGTTTTTTCTGCAAGTTTATTGGCTAGTGGACAACAAGACCTGATTGCTAAAAATTATGTAATTACAGTACCAAGCGGCGTGTTTGACCAAACAGCTTTTTTATTACAAAAATTTTCAGGTACTTATATCCCAACTTCACCAATTGAGGGAGATTATTTTCAAGAGCAACCAAGAAGAAACACAACGGCAGGACAACTTCTACAAAGTCTTAATAACAAAATAACAAAACCGGTCACCCCAACAAATAGGTCAGAAAGATTTTTAGCAAATACTGGAAGCGGTCAAAAAAGTGTGTTGTTTAATAATTTAGGTTATAATATATATAAACCAAATTAT